GAAACATTTTTATTTTCTAGTTTTGCAAATAATCCATTTCCTTCATCCTGAATAACTGGTATTGCTTTACGAACACCTGATATATCATCCTGATCATTCAAAGTTGCTACATTGACTCCACTTACTGCTGTAGTTGCTGCTAATGTAAGTGATTTTAAGTCTGCACTTATTGCTGTAATTCGATGTAATCTAGCATCGGTATCTCCTCTAAAATTATAGGTGATGTGATCACCAACTTTAAGTGATCCAAATGTTTTTCCAGCACATGTTAAAACACTAGAGGCAATGCTTACTTCATCTGAAGGGCTTAATTCTCTTATTGGCGATGATTTAAGAACTAAATCACCACTAAAATCAAAAGCAAATCCTGAAAATGCAGAAGAATCTTGATAAACTGATTTAATATCCTCAAGTCTGTGTGCTGTGACTGTTTTAATACTTCGAGCAACCGTGGTAAGACCATTAATTCTTATTTGTTCACCAACAATAAATGTTCCTGAAGTATCTCTTAATGTGATAGTCGCACTATTACCACCAGCATCTATTGCAAAACCAGAAGCACCACTACTTAATCCTTCTATGAATGCAGTATCTGGTAATTCTGTTGATGAAACTGCTGTATTTAAAACCAGACTTGTAAATGTCTGGACATCATAAAGATAGAGGTCAAATTTAGAAGAAGCACCAGAATATGCAGCATCAGTGAGTTCAAATGCGTAAACTCTTGCAGATCCTATTAATGTTCCTGGGCCACTTGTTGCGTTTGCAGTTGTTTTTCGCTGTAGATGTAAACCAATTGTGTTATGAATATTTATTCCTAACTTTGGTGTACCATTAACATTATTTAATTGAAATTTGTTACCAAATTTAAACGGAACGGATGACAATGCAATCTCTTTCTTATCTCTTGGTTTTTCAATATCTAATATTGTACTAACAGGTCTTTCAATATCATATCCTCTTACATATGCCTTTCCGGGAGATACCTTAAGTGCAAATAAATCATCAGTAGGTGTTGCACCTTGATCTGTCAATTCTCCAGTGTTAAACACACCTTCATTTGATATTCCATCATTCAATGATTCTTCAACATCAAATTTAAAGTTACCTACAGAATAATTACCAGATTCCTCATATGTTCTTTTTGCAAAGTAATCTTTAATTAAGTTATATTGTGTTTTATTTTGTAATTTCTTGAGTTCACCATCATCAAGACGCATAATCTCGATAAAGTTTTTATCATTAAAGTCTGTAAGGCCTTTTTTAGTAAGAGTCGTGCTTATTTTAAGTCTATCTGCACCGGGAGCTGCAAAGTTTGAGAATCCTCTTGCATTATCATATAATGATTCATCATCATTTGCGGATACTAGTTCTTCTTTAATAAAAAGTCCAACTCGATATGAGGGATTGTTTGTATACGGATCAAGAACTAACTTATCGGCAGATACATTTACAAAATGTCCACGAATGAAGAAAACACCATCAGCGATAGAAACTCTACATCCAACACCGGAAGCACCAATATCAATCAAATTTGCTACAGTATCACCTGAATTAATTAAAGTGTTACCATAAACAAGAGATTCTTGAATTAATAAATTTTCACCATCTTCTAAAAATTTTGAGGTATTATCTATTCCTGCATCAATATATTTTACAAATATTGTAAGATCTGTGATTCCCGTTGCTTCATTTGGTAAAGAAAAATCATCAATTAGTATTTTTATACCAGTGCTTTGACCTTCTAATATTTTACCTTTTAACTGATCGACATATAATGAAACTGGTATACCTAAATGATTTGAATCTAATTTAATTGAAAAATATTCTGGATCATATTGACTATTGCCGGGAATCACCATTGATCCCTCTTTAAACATATGACTACCAAACGATTCAATCTGATCTTGTAAGATAGACTGTAAAGTTGTTAATTCTCTAGCCTGAACTGGTTTTCCCGGATTAAATAATACTTTATAAAAGTTACTATCCTTTGAAAAATCGTCGTAATATGGATTTATATTTAAATTAGTTTTCTGTGGCATTTTTTAGAATTCCAGAATGATTTTGACATCTTCTTTTTGTCTTGAGTTTCTAGTAATAGTCGCTCTATTGTCAATGTAAATTATATCACCCGACCCTTTATTTATCTCAGGTGTCGCAAGACCATTTGTAAAGGTTACTCCTAGTCCTACATTCTTAGATCCAACTGTAGTGATACCAAGACTAAATGTAGTCTCAATTGACCCACTAAATCCACTTGGTGCAGAAACTTGGTTGGTTGATGACTCAAATGCTAGAACTTGGCCTTGAGTTGATATACCAACATAATCTGTTTGATCAGTTGAGTTACCAAAATATAATGATCTATCTTGAATATATTTCATTACTTTTGTTTCAGCATCATAAGATGCTACATAACCAACTGCTTTTAGACCACTACCTAAAGTTTGAGTAATTTTCTCACCTATAGAGGGATTTCCTGATGTTGTTGAAAACTTGAATGCATTCAATGATGAGAATGAATCACCAAAATATATTGATGTAGTTCCTATAGATGTTGGATTCTTTACTAATTGAACTTGTGCAAATTTAGTATCAAGAGGGAAATCTTTATTATCACCACCAAATCGAGCATAAACTAATACTCTATCAGTTCCAAGTTCCTCATATGCATTATGACCATGACCTTTAGATGGAGGAATGATTGGTATTAACTTTGCTTTTGTTGATGCATTAGCATTTATTGAACCAAGATCAACTAATCCATATGTGTAACCTTTACCACCAGATGAAACAATTGCGTTTGTAATTTTACCACTAATAACATCAACAACCACTTTACCACCTGTTCCATCTCCAAGAATATTAAATTCTTGACCTAAACCACCTGAGTAACCTTCACCTTGATTATCGATGTATACTTTTTTAATTTGGTTGTTATTCGTATCTGAGTCTCCATTCTCTCTAACAGATTGAATTGACGCATCTGTAGTTGTAGTCCAATCATTAGGAACTGCAATAAAGTCTGTTGAATCAAATTTAATAATATCACTTGGGGCAACTGTAAAAAGATATTTCCAAATATAACCATCACCACTTTCACCAGCCTTAGATGGTTCTAAATCTGTGAATGTGGGTTCGTCTTGAGATGCATTACCTGTGGTATTAATTCCTGAAGATCCATTATCAATACAAACATATACATTGAAGTTTTCATTCATTACATAGTATCTTGCATCATATAATCTTGATGATTGTGTAATTGGGGATGGTGAATTCACACTATAGTCATGACGATACATCTCATATCTAGTACCCTGTGTCCAATTTACACGACGAATTAATCTTCGTACATTCCTACCAATAACTCTTTTTCCAAATAAACTTGTATCACCAATATGATTGTTATCGTTAATATTATCAACAGGATTAGGAGTGGCTGTATTCCATGTAGAAGTTCTACCAAAACCAACAATAGTAGGATTAGGTAAACTTACTGAAACATAAAATGAACTTGATGGATCAGTGCCTCCTACTCCAGTAACTGTATCAACAAAGTTACTCGCATTTAATATTCTAAACTGATCTGTTACAACTGCTGGCATTTTATTGCTTTTTTTCTATATTTATACTACTTTTCATCAACCTAAGTTTTTACGAAGTGCTCCAGTATCACGAATACCAAAAACTCTACGCTGAACTGTTGGGAAAGTACCGATTCCAACTCCATTTGTAAGACCTACAGTGTTACCTGTAACTCCTATTGCGATTGGATTAGCACGATTGAATGAACCCTGTCCACTAGCGTTGAATAATCTACCCCATGAGAATCGACCATTATTACCACTATTGATTCCAACAGTCACCCCTAGACCAGAGTGATTTGTATTTGAATGAATATTGACTAATATTTCTGCTGTGGTTCCACTTGCTGAAATTGATTGTATTACATAGACATTATCTGCAAATGTTGTTCCAATTCCAACAATATCATTATTATTACCACTTGTATTTAATGATGTTAAACCTGTTCCAACATGAGTATCAAATATGTAAATTGGGAAACCTGCGTTCAATCCAGTAAAGTTACCGGAAGATTTCTTAAGACCAATTCTCAATCCAAGTGTTGAAACTCCAATTACCTCTGTTGATATACCAGTTACGATACCTGAGAATCCTGCAACAGTTTGAATATTAGTTATATTTTCTTTAATAACCTCTGGTGATGGTGCAAGCACAATTGGAGGATTGGTACTCGTATAACCAAATCCAACATTGTTCATAGTTACCGATGCTATTGAACCATTTGTTATATTTGCGGTGCCAACTGCGAATGTAGATACACCTGCAACAGCGAATTGAGTTGCTGCTACACCTACAGGAGGTGCGATTGAAATACTTGTAGTAGATCCAACATATCCACTACCACCATCTACAACTGATACTGCAACCTGTCCTGAAGCATTTACGGTGGCTGATAATTTTGCTGTTACAGGAGATTTATCATCAACAACTAGTATACCAATGTCATTGATTGTGATGTTTGTGATAGTTGCATCAGCAGCACTTGTATCCTCTTCATAGTCAAAGAATTCAGCATTATCTACAAATATACTTGTGCCCTCTGCAGTTGCTGTGTCTAAGTCACCTATCAACCTTGCAGTTGGATAAATCAAAGGTTCAATAGAATCTCTTGATTTTGAAATAATATCACTACCAATAACCTTATCAATCTTTTGCTTAGTCCATTTTAAAGGTTTAAAGTTAACTTCATCAATTCCTACATTCGTATAAATTTCAGTCTCAAATGTATCTGATGTTGTAATACCAACAACTGTACGACTCTTTTGAGCAAAAGTGTTTGGAATATCATTATTACTTGTTACCTGAACTACATCACCTTTTTTAAGAGTTTCAGTAACATCTACAACAATTGTATCAACACCAGATGTTCCCTTGTAGAAAAATACTGCGATATCATCATCTGCATCTGGAGGTGAGGTAAAGTTGAATGTTGTACCACCTTCAAATGTATAATCTCTTCCGGGATGTTGAATTACTCCATTCACAAATATTAATAGAAGATTTTGCATTTCGATCAATGATGAATCTGCAGCATTCCTATCAATTTCAAAACTTAACAATTGACCATTCAATCTTATTGGGAAACGAGTCCTAGTTCCATCTTGTAAACCTTTTATAGAATCTGTATAATCAAACTCACCAAAATCCCATGATGCAAATTCATCTGTGAAAATTTCATCGACTGTAAGTGTAAAGTCTGTTAAAACTGCACCACGAGCAGTGACTAATCCGACAGGTTTGATAATATCTCCCTTTTTAAATCCAAATCCAGGCCTTGCAATACTGAAATTAGAAACAGTAAACATTGTTGATCCAATACCTGTTGTTGAACTTGCTCCAACATCCACTGTGACCTTCAAACCTTGACCAGTATCTGTTGTGGCACCAACTCCTAATCTTGAAACACCAATTACATCAAGTGCTTCATATGATGGTTGAGGAATATTTAATCTTGGATTTGTGTATGATACACCAGCACCTGCAACTGAGAAAATAAGGGTTCCACCAACACCAACTGTTGCGTTAATACTTGCACCATTTCCTCCTCCACCACCTTGTCCAACAAATATTGTGAATGTATTTGTGGTAACTGATCTAATATCAGTTGCAATACCTACGATCGGATCTCCGGTTGATGAGCTAGGTGTAACACCAGATCTTGGATATGGGTGTAAACTCGCAAAATTATCTTTTGAACATCTAAAGACTATACCACCTGTATCAATACCTACATGATTACCCACGGATAATCCATGATTTGCAACTGTTATCTCTAGGAAACCAGTATGTGATGTATAAACTGCATTTGTTGCAGTTCTAGCAGTTCCGTTAAAGATGTTTGCAGCACCTGCTTGTGTTTTTATTGAACCTATTCCAGCACTCTCAAAACGGTGCTCATAAGCATGATCAGTAATACCTATTGATACAGTTCCACGATATCCAGATCCATGAACATCTGTAGTCCCTATACCAACTCCTGTAATTTGTCCTGCATCATTCTTAACTACAGTAACTGCTGCACCAACTAAAGGTGCGATTCCTTGTCCACCTGTTGATCCTAGTGATACAATTACTCCACCTCTAGGTAGTTGATTTAGGTTAACATCTGACTGACTAACAACCTTACTTCCATTAGCAGATGTAATACCAGTAAATACAATATTTGTAGCACTTGCAGAGGGTGCAACAAATCCATAATTATTACCACTATTATTTGCAGTTGTTGGTTTTTGGAATATACCATTAAGTAGAACAATACTACTTCCAGTTTGTATTCCAGTTGTATTTACACCAGCGACTAACATTCTGTGAGTTGCACCAATACCAGTGAATCCATCAGAAATATCATCAAATATTCTGTTGTTAGAGTAATCATTTCTTAGATAAACTCTTCCATTAAATTCTGAACGAGGAAATTCTAAGTTAGATTGATTTCTTGTAACATTATTAGTGCCTTTAGGTGCATCTGTAAAGAATATCTTACTATCTACTATATTAAATGAACCTGTGAACTTACGGATTGCATCACTATCAGAGTGAGACGCTGCTGTGCTTCCTAATGATCCTCTCTCTACTCCAACTAAATTTATTACACCACTACCTGATATTGGGCCAACAGAAGTTGTACCAACACCGACAGATGATACCTTCATCAATTCGGTTCCAACCTCAAGTATATCACCCTCAATAATGGAAGATATACCAGCAACACTGAATACAGTAGATGTAGATGATATATTACCACCAACATTATTTGTTACGGTTGTATTGACTGGTGTAAACGCGATTGGAGATTGAATTAGTCCATCAATATCAATAACAGTTTTCTCTAACTTTTTAGTCATTTCCAACTGATGAATATTTCCTGATCCTAAAGACACAAAGGTAACACCTGTGCCAGCATTAGCATTTGATTTACTGGATGCTAATTTAAATGTATCTTTTGTTAGACGAATTGCAAAAACATCTGTTGGAACATTTGAACTATGAGCAGTTGTCATTGCAGTTGCTGCTACACCAATAAATGAACTCTTAGGTGTATATTTTAATTTTTCACCTGTTCTAAAGAAATGATCAGTAATTGTAAATACACCTGTAACTGGATTTAAAGTTGATGTATCAGTTGGCCTAAATTGTTTTGAGAATATTGGAACTCCATCATGTTTCAATTCAAATTCTTTCTTATTAGCCCGATCACCATTTACAGCGTTATATTGTCTAACTTTAACAGATTCACTTACTCTACCATATGTCAAATCTGGGGGAACATTGAATATGTCAATATCCTCATAGAATAATTCACTGTATGCTTGAACTTCTACATCACTAAATCCACTATCTGGATTGAATCTTAAGTTAAAATTAGATCCAGAGAAACTTGCGATAAATGTACCAATACCTGCAGTGCTTCCTATTGAAATAAAAGGATAGTGAACTGTAGATGTGCTTGTGCCATCATGCATTGCAATAACTTGATGCATTGCATGTGTTGTTCCCTTAGAAACTTTAACAATACTCTTGATTGCATTATATTTGTTTGAATCAACTCCAACAATAGTAGATAATGCACTAACCCTCTTGTAATTTGATTGTAAATTAACAGACCTCTCTGATCCTGCAAGTTGTGTTGCATCTTTAAATCTGTAAGTTCCAGTTCCTGCAGTTGTTGTTCCAAATCCAACAGCTTTGGCACGAACATTTACAGTGTTTATACCTGTGTTGTTAAAATCAAGAGATAAAATATTAGATTGTAAGTTTGATGTGAATGTTCCTATAAAATTAGATGAGAAATTTGCTATATCTCCACTATCAACATAATATTCTGTGAAGTATGAATCAGTTCCATCTTGAGTAACATAAATGTCTACTAAATTTTTCTCACTTGTTACTGTATCTTTAACTTCAACAGTTGCATAGAAAGCAGATGTGAATCCTACAGGTGCAGATAATACACTTGTTGTAACTGCTGCACCAACATTAGTGCTTACACCTATGAGATTAATAAATCCAACAGCCTGAGTTCCTACACCAGACAAAGTACTATTAAATCTGTTTTCATAAACTTTGATATCTAAATCATCATTGAATGGATCATTTGGTGTTATTCTAAGTGTTGTATCACCTGTTGTAGATTCTGTGAATCCTACAATATCAACTATTCTATCTGTACCTATACCTAAACTATTCTTTTCAAATGTAAATGTATCAGTTGAATCTTTAAATACAACAACCTCATCTAGTCTTACTTCATTTGTAGATATATTTTTTGTTTGTACAATATAACTGGTATAATCCTCAGTTAAAGGTATGTCAATTCTATTGTTATTTGTACTCTCAGCATTTGAGAATTGAGAACTTATATCATCAATTTCTATTACGCGATTGGTTCTACATTCAATATAACTTGCAAGTTTTTTATTTTTAAATTTTAAAAATTTAGATTTTGCTCCACTATCAAGAGTATCAGTATCAATAACTAAATCAAAATTATTAATACTATCAACTCTTTGTTCAGTAATTAAGTCTCTTGATAAAACTAAATTAGAAATTGATGAAATTCCAGATACTGCAGTTGATGTAATACCAGTATCAGAAAAATTCTTAAGACCTGTTGTATGTAATAATCTATTTACTGGGTCAATAAGATCTGTGTAGGGTATAGGACTTTGTATTGTATATGATAAATTTTGATAGTAATCATTATCAGCTAAAACTTGATAATCTTCACTAAGTTTACCTGTCTCTGTATCCCATCCACGATTTTGTTTAAGAGAGAAATCTACATTAAATCGACCACGATTTACATCAATTGAATTAATAGTCGCTACAGTACCTGTGATTTCTCCCCTTATTTGATTACCAATATTTAATTCAAATTTACCACTAATTCTAATAAACTCATTTGGATTATTTTCAAAAACTGTAAGATCTGTTATAACAAAATTATTTCCAACTTTAACAGCAAGTCTCTCACCTGCTTTGAATTGTGCAGATGCTTGAGTAGTTCTAAATGATGGGTAATCACTAAATTTTGTTATTGTTGCATAATTACTTTGAGTAGTCTTAGCAATTCCAATCGGTGATGTTGTAATACCTGTTAAGTCAAATTTTACAACGGCTGGGTTTGTATTAGTATATGATGTAACCGTAAAGAAATTAAATCCATGATCTGTGGAGTTGTAACCAGATCCTGTAGATGATTCTAGTTGAATACCCTCTACAAAAATTTGTTCACCAACTTCAAATACAGATGTAGTAAATCCAGCTACAGGAGTCACAAGTGTACATGTAACTACACCGACAGTGCTTGTAGTTGACATTCCGACAACTTGCGATATGGATACACCATTTGAGTTATTAATTGTTCTTATTCTTTGTTCGATCGGTTTTAATCCCTTTGGAGAACTAATTACATTCACTTCAGATATTGAACTAGATGATAATTCCAATTCAATTACACCCTGATCTGTAAGAAGACCAGTCTCAGGATCAACTACAACTAAATCTGGAGCAGAAATATAATTTTTACCACCAGATACCACTTCAATATTTCCAATTACATCAGAGTTAATTAAAGTTATAGTTGGTGAAATGCGAGCATCAGGTCTAAGTGTTTTATCTGAGTGATATTCAAAACCGGGATCTAATATCCTAACTTGATTAATCTTATTAATATTATCAGATAAACATAGTATTTTCGCATTGATACCGTTAGTAGATGTAATACTAGAAATACCGGGAATATTTTTATATCCTAGACCCGCAGATGTTAATAAAATTTTTCCTACACCACCACTCGCTAATGAAGAATTAGTGATGTATGATAACTTGTCTGTTTGTGAAGATGTATAAGATAATCTTTCAGGAATTTTATTTAAAGATAAATTAAATGATGTGGTTCCTACTCCAAACACTGAATAAGATCCCTCATAATCACTATCAACATATGTGAGTTTTGATCCATTATTAACATCAGGATCACTAGTGCTTATAAATCCAGATTTTTCAACAGCATAGAAAAGATTTGTTGGATTTGAATCTGAATATTTTAGTGTAATTTTTGATGTTGTACCAACACCAACAGTTCCTTCCTTCAATACTACAAATGATGAGGTAGATCCTGTAGACACAAATTCATTATTAAAATCAGAATCATAGTATAAATTAAAATTATATCCTGATAAAGAGGAATCTGAAACATAAAATACTAAATCATTATTTTTAACAATTGACAATGGTGGATTTATTAATGATAATTCTTGAGATGATCCACCAGTATTAGTTGTAATACCAACGACCTTTGGTGGTTCATTATCTACATCATACTTTGTCTCTGCTAATTGAAATGTATTATCATCTAGTCTGTAAATAAAATAAGTTCCAGTTGATAATCCAGTAGCGGTGGTGGTTTTACCATCATAAAATACTTTTTGTCCAGTTTTATATCCATGATCTGCTAAGAATATACTATCATTTCCTATATTTGTTTGTGATATAGGGACAGTATTAATTAAAATTTTATCTTCAGCAGCAGAATATTTAACAATAACTGAGGTAGATACACCAGTGCCACCAGAAATATTAGAGTCTAATGTCAAGTCTATTGTATTACCATTAGCTAGATTATGTGATGTTGAGACTGCCACATGTGCAGTAATTTTTTGTGCCTTACCTAATACTTGAGTGAAGTTTGACTCTATTGAATATTCAAAACTATCTGATCCATCATTTTTAAAGAATATGGTATCTCCACCTCTTACTGTAGAAATACCAATTAAATCTTTTGAAATATTTTTAATGAATACAGTTTGACTATCTCCAGTTAAAGGTAAATTAAAACTAGCAGCTACAGCAGTTGTTGAACCTGTACCGGAGGCAACTTTACCAGTTGCAACTGATATTGCATTTGCACTTGTTGGTTTTTTGAATATAACTTCCTGATTATTAGTAAATGGGTGATTGGGGATGAATATACTTCTTGATGGGACAGAGATAACTTGGGATCTTTCACCTGTAGTAAATGATTTTGCTAGGCCAATTGCAATTCCTGCAGTTGTACCCACACCGACTTGCTCCTCTGGATTGAAGAACACAATATCATTTACTTTGGATTCAAATGGAGATGTAACAAGATCTATATCAAAACTATCTGGCACTGTAAACACAGGTGTGGAAAGCGTGTGAGCAGCACCTACAACACCTCTCTTTACTCTTAGAATACCTCTTTCATTGAATGTGTTTAGAACTAATAAACTCTCTGTGCCAATGCCGATACTGCTACCTGCAGATACCACATTTGGTATTTTAGAAACATAAATGTCTGTTACAACACCAGCAGTAGCATTTGCTCCTAATTCTTTATATAATACAACTCTTTCCGAAGAAACACCAATTTTATGCGAATCTGTTAATCTTGGAACACTCGTAGACAATCCGGAAACTGCGATTGTATCATTATCAGACAATGTGTGTGATGTTGATATAAATGCACTAACTTGTGTTGCATTCTTCCTTACATATACGACATTTGTATAGGTTTCTACGCTTGTATTGACACTACTTATAGTTTTTCCTTCTACATGCGATACACGGGCACTGGCTCCCCCACCAGAGGAGTTTAAATTATCAAAGTTAAGTGTATCATTAACTTTGTAATCACTACCTGCCTCAACAATTTGGAAGTCTTGAACTTGACCTCTTGTAACTGATTCAACTATTGATTGTTGTTCAACAATTTCATTTGATTCAATTAAGAAATCATTATCTGCAAAATCATCAGAAACTTTGTATGGAAGTGTATTCCTTATTAAATTATTACTATTAAAATCAAATGTAGATTGACTAATTAAGAAGTTATCTTCTATTGGTTCAGATCTGTAGGTATCGCCTATAAAGTAAGGATATTTCGGTATTAAGTTTCCTTGAATACCAGTAGTGACACCAACAAAATAAGCATAAACACCGTTTGGATAATCAGGTGTTTTAGTAAATCTTCCATTACTGGAATCTAAATCACCATCATCGGTAAATTTATAATCTTCTACAAAAAATCCAGAAGCGAATGAAGAAGGCCGATTTACTATATTAGAAGTGTCAAGTGTGAAACTTGTGTTTAATAATTTTATAGATGAGTTTGAATTTTTTGGATCACTATATCCATAAGGGCCGTATATTGGGTTTCCATCATAAGCCCAACCAATAATTGGAGAGTGTCCTCCACCAGTATCTCCTAACTCAGCACCATAAATTGAAGTGTTGTATCCAACGACAGCGTATTGTAAATTAGTTAAAGATTCTTGTAGTAATATTTCGTCTTCAAATCTCTCTAAGTTATTGAGTGTAAGACTTCTCACTGCAGGGTCAAATATCTCACCAACACCAGCAGGTTTAACAATTATCTGAGGCGATGTTGTATAACCAATACCAGCATTTACAATCTTTACATCAATGATTTTACCATTTTCAACAACTGGTCTTAATCTTCCACCTATTCCCGATCCTATTCCAACAACTTCTAAATCTGGAGGTGAGAAATATTCACTACCCCCAAATCTAACATCTGTTGCAATAATTTTTCCATTAGAAGTGACTACATTTATCTCAGCCTCTTTACCATTCTGTACTCTTACGCTAGGTTTTTTCTCAAAATTTAAAATATCAGAACCATAATTTGTTCCTCCTTCATAAAGATAATTATCTACGATTGACCCTCTGACTATCGGTGTTACAACTAATGATTCAGTTAATGCGATAGAAACTGGTGAATAAACTGCATTTACTGTTAAAATTATTGGAGGGAATGCAAACTCTTGCAATCCAGTTCCTGTTGAAGTAAATTTAACATAATCATTTCTTTCATAGTCATTGTTTAGTGTGCTTGCTAATCTAAAAGAATTATTATCAAGTTTGATAACTTTGTACTGACTTGATGTACTTAATCCTGATATTATTGATCCACCACCAACAAAATTATATTCAATAGTGTCACCACTTACAAATCCATGATTAGCAAATGTAATTGTATTTTCAATAGTCGATATTGCAGATGGTTTGACAATCAACTTACGATTTATGTAATCTGATCCGGGATTTTCGACAACAACTGATCTTAGATGATTTTTTTCATTTAATAATTTAAATTTATGAGTACCCTGTGTGTTTACGGTTGTAAATCCAACAGTGTTAACACCTGCATTATAATCACTAAAACTTTCAAATAATCTTATTGAACTTATTCCAATAACTTCTGGATAGTACACTGATCCATTAGATAGGAACCTATTTTGATCGGCATTATTTGATGTATGAATACCAGCTACTATGGTTGATACACCCAATGGCAAATTTTCATTATTATCATAGACTAGTGGTTCACCACTTAATAAGTTATGTGCACCATTAATAATAATTCTATCACGGTTTATATCTACACCACCACCAATCGTAGATTG